CAAAAGGCCGCAGAATTTATGAACCGTTGCAACGGTACAAAGATTTTGATTGAAGGCAATCACGACCGTAAGACATTAAATGACCCTTCATTTCGTAGGTGTTTTGCTGAAGTGCATCAATACCTGCGCATAGTCTATGACGGTACTGTGGTATGCATGTTCCACTATCCTATTGCAGAATGGGATCAGATGCACAGAGGTGCAGTACATTTACACGGACACCTGCACGGTGGCGAAAGCGGAATGGAACGATATCGTTGCAGGGACATGGGCATGGATGCAACCGGCATGATTGCTGTCACCATGGAAGACGCTATCCGTGATGCACTCAAGGGACAAATCAAGGGTCATCACTAGTGCTTACTGACATGATTGACCGTGAGATTCGTGTAGATGACTTTGTTGTATTTTACAGCAACATCTACCGAGTCAAAGGTTTTGGCAGGGAGTACCCTGTCAATTCCGGACGTGGGGTGGTCAAGATGCTGATTTGGAATGGTGGAAAAACTGCTAAACCAGTTACAAAACATTGTAAAGATGTAGCTGTGCTAGATCAACAGCAGGTTTTATTGTGGTTGCTTAAACAAAACGGTTGACACGCTACCCAAACTATGTTATAATACTAGCATAGAACGAAACAATCAGGAGTTGACATGACTATAGTAGAGCGAGCCAGAGTATTTGCTACAGCGGCACACACGGCTATTGGACAAGTTCGCAAGTACACCTTCGAGCCATATATTGTCCACCCTGCAGAGGTTGCCAGCATTGTTAGATCAGTGCCACATACTGACGAAATGGTTGCGGCCGCTTGGTTGCATGATACAGTGGAAGACACCGATGTTACAATCGAATTGATTCGTGCTGAGTTTGGAGACAAGGTCGCTGAGTTGGTCGGATGGTTAACTGACGTTAGTCGTCCAGAAGACGGCAACAGAGCTGTTCGTAAGGCTATAGACCGTGAGCATAGTGCGTCGGCCCCTGCCGAAGCACAGACAGTTAAGTTGGCTGACTTGATCGCTAACACTCGTAGCATCATGAAGCATGATGTTGCCTTTGCCAAGACCTACTTGGAAGAAAAGCGGTTATTGTTAGAAGTTATGGACCGGGGCGATGCTACATTGGTGGCAATCGCTAGAAAGAATGTAGGTGGTTAAAATGTTCAAGGACAAGTTAAAGAACTATGTCGAAACCAGCAACCTTGTAAACATGAAGGCAGCTGGCGACGGCATCTTTGTACTCAAGTACAAGAAGAAGGTGTTCTACGATAACCTGTGGAACGAGTTCATCGCTGAATGTCGTGGGTCCATTGTGGACAAGGATTTTAACCTAGTTACATATCCATTCACAAAGATCTACAACTACGGCATTGAAAAGGAAGCACCAGTGTTAACTGACAATACCGAAGTTACTGCATTCCGTAAGGTCAATGGCTTTATGGTTGCTTGTACTTGGTACAATGGTGATGTGCTGGTAAGCACTACTGGTAGCACTGACAGCCCATTTGTAGATATGGCAAAAGAAATGATGCTGACTCATATGTGTTGGGCAGACTGGCAGTTGGCATTTAATCGTTCTGACATGGATAACTTAACTGTGATGTTTGAATGTGTACATCCTAACGACCCACATATCGTTCCTGAAAAGGCAGGTATGTATGTGTTAGGATATCGAGACAATGTGTGGGGATCTAAAATAGGGCATCACCGTTCTATCTTAGAAGGACTTGCTGTTGGATTCAACTGTCATGTACCAGAACACTACAAGGTTACTTTGGCAAAGCTAAAGGAAATGACCAAGGAATGTAAGCACGAAGGTTATGTATTCTATACTGAAGATGGTGTGAGTGCTAAGATCAAGAGTCCATACTACTTAACTTCAAAGTGGGTTGCTCGCAATCCACGTACAGACAAGTTGGTAGACTTGAAGAACGACATCAAGCACAATCTAGATGAAGAATACTATCCACTAGTGGATGCTATCCGTGCCAACATTACAGAATATACTGCCTTAGACGAGCAAGCTCGTTTAGAGTGGGTGCGTAATTATATGGAGGTAACATAATGAATGAACGAGTTAGAGAATTAATGCAAAAAGCCGGTACAGATGTAAGCGGCAAATGGATGGGGGTGGACCACGTTGAAAAATTTGCCGAGCTTATTATTTCGGAATGTGACCGCTATGCTCGCAGTACATGGGAGCATGGCGAGTTGCTTGGTGGCGATTTAAAAAGACTTTTTGGATTTGAAAATGACCAATGAAATCACAGCGGAGATGCTGGACCGCAAGATTGCATGGTGCCAGCAAAATGCATTTTGGGGCAAAGGTTCTGCTGTGGCCAAGATGCTGGATTTCTACTTTGAAAAGACTCGAGCCACGGTAGATGAAGATTGGCCAGAGAGTTTTACTCTGGAAGAACTTGCTGTCACACTGGGCGTAGAACAAGTACGCTATAGGATTTACTACAGTCGGGATAACCTTACTCAGCGACTGTTTGTGTTCCGTCCTCGCTGTACCTGGCGCGAACAGAAAACTATGCTGGACTTGGGATTTGTGGTTGCACAAGATGGTGATACCAACAATATCCCCGACCAACCTGTACAACCTGTAGAGGAAGTTGAAGAATGAAATGCGATAAGTGTGGATATGATGATCGAGGTACAGGGGATTGGGCTCATGTATGCGGACCATTGAATCCAATCTTACACGAAGAATTTGACAGATTTGAGGAACGTATGGCACGAGAAATAATAGTCACTGTAGCAGACAAGTTAGCTACCAGAATAAACGACGAAAGTCATCTGCCTGTTGCAGAACAGAGCCTTGTATTCCGTTTGCGTAAACGTGCAGAAATACGTAGACAGATTCCCGGACGTCGAAGTGTTGAAGAAGGTGCTAGAGATCGTATCGCAGACTTGCTGGAAGAAGCCGCAAACGAAATTGAAAGATTAAAAAATGCCTAAGTGTTATCAATTGATTGGGGTGCCTGGTGCAGGCAAGAGTACTTGGATCAAAAACCAAGACTGGGCTCTAGGTCTGACTGTGGTTTCTACAGATGCGTTTGTGGAAGACCATGCAAGATCGCAAGGCAAGACCTACAGCCAAGTATTCAAGGACTACATGCCTACGGCTGTTGATTTGATGGCTGAACAAGTTGTAAGAGCTCGTGAGTTGGGTCACACTGTGATATGGGATCAAACCAGCACCACTGTTAATAGTCGCAAGAAGAAGTTTCGTATGCTGCCTGACTATGAGCATATCGCTGTGGTGTTCCGTACACCCGATCGTGATGAGTTGGATGTGCGATTGGCAGGGCGACCTGGCAAGCACATTCCCAAGACAGTAGTGGACAGCATGATCGCAGGATGGGAAGAACCTACCGAGGATGAAGGCTTCAAGGAAATTTGGTACACCTAAGGAGACAATTATGCCGTGGATTCAAAACGTTGCATTGAGCGATATCAGGACCGGATTTCATATTGACCCGGGCCCAAATGCCATGCTGATTCAGATTGTGGATCCGCCTGGCGATTTCCCCACACCCCTGTACCAATTCAAACAGGTGCATCAATTCCAATTTCTTGACGTGGAAGAAAGGGACGAAGTACTTGATGAAGCGATGAAGTGCAGTTATGAGCAAGCGGCTGAGTTGGCACAATTGTTGCAACACGCACTGGACAAACGCATGAACGTGATTGTTCACTGTGTGGCAGGTGTGTGCCGATCGGGTGCAGTTTGTGAAGTTGGAGTCATGATGGGTTTTGACGACACCGAAGCATTCCGTGCTCCTAACCTGCTGGTCAAGCATCGCATGATGCGGCACTTGGGTTGGACCTATGATGAGAATGAGGAGCCTACCATAAACGGGCAACCTTACACCTACTCTGCAGGTGGCATCATTTTGCCTCCAGATCACGCAGGTGATATTTGATTGAACGTGTGTTGCGTAAAAACAACACATGTTCGGTTGACAACCTGCCCAAACCCTGCTATAATATACACTTATACAGCAACATACCAGGAGTACACAATGTCAATTACTGTAGCTGAAATGATCAAGGCCTTGAGCGCACTGCCTCCAGACGCAGAGTTGGTGGTGACCGAAAGCGGTTACTACTCCTACAACGAGTTTGCAGACATCATGTTGCCTGAAGCATACACCGTGGAAGGTGTGGACTGTGATGCCGACAAGGGCAAAGTGGTTTATCGTATTGGTCACAGCCACCAAAACTATTAAGGGGAACACCTTGGAACAAGCCTACATTAATCTAGCCGTCATGTTGAGCCCCGTGGCCATCATGTTTGTTGCAATCGTCATCGCAGGAGAGTTTTAATGAGCGTCGAATTCACACTGGAAGGTCTTACCCCACGCCAGATGATGCTGGCTGACATGATCTGGGCCTGTGAAAATCAGGACAATGTCAACCGGTTCATCAAGGGCTTGCCCACACGGGCACTGCGCAATGAAGCCAAGACCATTGTTGATCTCATGGTCATGGCCGTGGTTGAACAGTGCTACGATGGCATCGGTCAGGACTTCACCGAAGCTGATCAAGTGTTGCAAAAATACAACAAAAAATCCGGTTGACAACCTGCCCAAAACCTTTTATAATATACACTTATACAGCAAACAGGAGCGCAAGATGGGCTATGCAGTTATCGCAGACCGGGTGGAAATGGACCAAATGCGCACCAAGTACGGCCCACGTGCAGGCTTAGAAGGTCCTTTCAACTTCCTGGGCCGAGTGTTGTATTATGACAACAAGGAAGGATCTTACTACGATCCCACTACAGATTTCTTCGTAGACCAAGAAGAAATGAACCTGCTTCACGCTGGAATCCTGGCAGTTCTAGCTAAATAACCCATTGAATTGTAGGGTTTTTGGTTGACAAAGCTACCCAAACCTGCTATAATACATACATGTTAAACAAAAAGGAGTTAGTTATGGCCCAAGCAACAGTCCGCATCAAGCAAGGTACATACCGTAACCAGCCAGTAGATGGCATGGTGTTTGAGCTTGTTCAACAATTCCAGCGCACTGCTAAAAAGCAGTTCGTTACAGTTCGCAACAGCGGACAGTTTCCCGGCATGCCCGAAGAGATTCGTATCAACGTAGACAGCGTTGGCGCATACGAATTTGTCACAGAAGGTACAGAAGGTGTTGCACAAGTCAAGAGTGCAGTGGCACCCGCAGAGACTGATGAAGAAGTAATGGCTCGTATCCGTGAGCGTTTTGAGATTCTTACAGAGATGACACAGGCAGCTACCACAGGTGACATCCGTGCTATGATTGTCAGCGGCCCTCCTGGCGTGGGCAAGAGCTACGGCGTTGAGTTGGAAATTGAAAAAGCAACTCTGTTTGACACCATTGCTGGACGCAAACTTCGTGCAGAAGTTGTCAAGGGCTCAGCTACCCCGATTGGCCTGTACCAAGCTCTGTACAAATACTCAGACGCAAATTGTGTCTTGGTGTTCGATGACTGCGACAGCATCTTGCTGGACGATGTGTGCTTGAACCTGCTGAAAGGTGCTCTGGACTCAGGCAAGAAGCGTAAGATTAGCTGGTTGTCGGAGAGCTCGGCTCTGCGCCGTGAAGGCATCCCAGATCAGTTTGAGT